AAACGCATCATCTTTGGTGCTAAACATATCAAGTGTCTCCGCTCCAGCTATCGCTAGTGTGGCAAGTGGAGATTTATTAACGTCAGAGATAACAGTATCAATTCTAACGAGCTGGAGTTAAAATGAGCACAGACGCAGAAAACTTAGCCTTCTTAAAAAAGATAGGCCAGATTCAAGAAACACCTGCACCAAAACCTGCAACTACTAAAGAAAAAGACGAGGAGTAATCATGGCCATATTCTTAAACAATGGCGTTTCAGTTACATTAAACAGCGTTGATCTATCAGCGTATGTAACAGCTGTAACTATTAACCAGTCATTTGATGAGCTAGAAGTAACCGCTATGGGCGATACTGCGCATAAGTTTGCTAAAGGCTTAGAGGCAAGCACTATCACTTTAGACTTCCTAAATGATAACGCTGCTACAACAGTTATCCCTACATTACGTGCTGCTTATGGCACTACTGTAACATGCGTAATTAAGCAGACATCTGCTGCCGTATCTGCAACTAATCCTTCATACACTGCATCTGTATTGGTTAATAACCTACAGAATGTAAATGGAGCAGTAGCAGATATATCTTCACAAAGCATTACATTTACCTGCAATAGCACAGTAGCTGTAGCAGTAGCATAAGGAGAACTAATGGCAAAGCTAAAGATAACAAGGGCTAATGGCGAAGTATCTGAACACAAGATTACGCCAGGTGTCGAGTACGCTTTCGAGTTAAAGTATGGCGCAGGAATTTCAAAGGTCCTACGTGATCACGAACGTCAAACCGAGATTTACTTCTTGGCTCACGAGTGCTTACGTAGGGCTAATGTGACTGTGCCAGTCTTCGGTCTAGATTTTATTGAAACTCTAGATACCGTTGAAGTATTGGATGAAGAAAAAAAATAACACAGCGTGATTCAATAACCTACACGATAGCCAGTCTGTCGGTAGAAACAGGAATTGCGCCACAGGCTTTTATAGATATGGATCAGGAAATGCTTAGGGCAATAGTCCAAGTATTATCAGATCGAGCTAAGGAGATTAAAAATGCCAGTAGACGTCACAGGCGTTAAACAACTCCAAAAGGCTATGAAACATGTAGAGCCAGCTCTTAATAAACAAATGAGCAAAGACATTAAAGCAGTAATGCTTACTGTACGAGATAAGGCACGTGGATATTTACCTGCTCAAAATGATGTGTTAAGTGGGTGGGGTAAAGGTACTGCATCGGCTGAAACAATTAATTACAGAGCATTTCCAGCCTATGATTATGCGTTGGCTAAGTCAAAGGTTGCATATTCAGCAGGCCAAAACAAACGCAATAAATCAGGATACAGAGCTGCATTTTATGTTTACAACAACTCCGCACCTGGCGCAATCTTTGAAACTGCTGGCCGTATAAATAAACCAAAAGGTAAGGGATCATTAAATCCTAATGCGCCTGAACAGTTTAACTCTGCAGCTGAAATGCTAACCAGCATGAAAGGTTATGGCAAGCAAAGAGGCCGTGTCATTTTCCGTGCTTGGGATGAAACTAAAAATAAGGTTATTCCAACTGTTGTTAAAGCTATTAATACAGTGGCTACTGACTTTAATAATAAAACTCAAATAAATAAGGCAGCATAATGGCCAATTTAATTGTAAGTGCAGTCAGTACCTTTGATAACAAAGGACTTAAAAAAGGTCAGAAAGAAATCAGTGCATTTGACAAAAGTGTTAAATCATTAGGTAAAACTTTTCTTGGTGTATTTGGCGCTCAAAAATTATTGTCATATGGCAAAAATGCAGTTAAAGCATTTGCTGCAGATGAAGCTGCCGCTAAATCTTTACAAGTTCAATTACAGAATACAGGGTATGCTTTTGCTAGCCCAGGCATTGAATTATACATAGCCAATCTACAAAAACTAACTGGCGTATTAGACGATCAATTACGCCCTGCTTTACAAACATTATTAACAGCTAGTGGATCATTAATAAACAGCCAAAAGGCTTTAGCAATAGCGCTAGACGTAAGCGCGGCTACAGGTAAATCTGTTGAAGAAGTGTCAGCAGCCATAGCCAAAGGTTACACAGGTCAAACTACAGCTCTTTCTAGACTAGGAGCAGGAATTAGTAAGACCACCTTAGCAACTGGTGATATGAATAAAATCTTAGATGAAGTGTCTAATAAGTTTTCAGGTCAGGCTAAAGCAAGACTTACTACATATGCCGGCAAGATGGACTTATTACAATTGGCTTCTGCTAACGTTGCTGAAACTATTGGTAAAGGTATTTTAGATGCTTTGACTTTATTGGGTAAAGACAAAAACTTAGAAAATGCTACCACTTCTATGGAAAACTTTGGCACTGCTATAGCCGATGCTATTTTAGGCATAAGCGTTGTATTAAAAAATTTAGATAAAATAAGCAACAATAATTTCTTTAAACTTTTAGGATTATCTATTGAGTATTCTCCTGTTGGCCTGTTATCTAAATTAGGCAAGAATGAAAGGCTAAAGAGTTCATCCGTATCCTTTCAAGGTCTAAGCGCCCGACCAGATGAAAAATTAATTAAAAAGAAAGAATTAGATGCTATTAAAAGGGCTAACGCTGCTAGAGCCGCAGAATTAGCATTATTAAATAAAAGGACTGAAGTAGATAAACTTAAAGATAAGTTTGATGTAGAACGTGTTGGGCTTTACGCTGCACTTAATGCCGCTACCGATGATGAAACTAAATTACGCTTAAAATCTTTAATAGCAATTCAAGAAAATAACGAGGTTTTGGCTAAGAAGTATAATGCTGAATTAGAAGCTGTTAATAGTGCTAAAAAATTAAGCGAGGAATTAACAAGCACTGCCGATGCTATGGCTAAGTTAAGAATAGTTACTAAAGAAGATTACAATAAACAAATGTATGCAGGCTCATCAATTTATTACAACACTTACAACGCTGCTCCCGTTCCCATGGGTAGTGCAAACGGTGGCACTGGTACTACATATAATGATAATTCTGTAAACCTTAATACTGCAGGTGATGTCATTACAACCGATACATTATTAAGCACAGTTCAAGAAGCATTACAAAGATTACAGAAACAAGGCTCACCTACTTTCGCAGCCGGACAATAACAATGGCTGTACCTATAATAAATGCAGTTATCAACTTCTCTACTGGTCCACAAACTGCTCAAGCTATGCAGATTGATATTGGTAAACTAGGAGTAAACGTATTAGCCGATGCGGTCGCAGTTATTGTTGATGTATCTAATCAGGTAGATTCAGTAAGGACTGCTAGAGGCCGTAACGTATTAGCAGATCAATTCCAGACTGGCACACTTACTTTACGCATAGTAGATCAAAACGGTGATTTTAACCCACAGAATCCAGCAAGCCCATACTATGAGTTACTAACCCCTATGAAAAAAGTTGAGATAACTGCAACCTACTCAGGAGTAACTTATCCAATCTTTGCAGGCTTTATTACTTCATACTTAAACACTCAGCCTAAAGATGCCATAGAGGTTGCCTATACAACTATTACAGCTGTAGATGCTTACCGCCTAGCACAGAATGCACAGATTACAACAGTTACAGGTGCTACTGCTGGAGACCTATCAGGCACACGTGTTAATCAAATCCTAAATACTATTAACTGGCCTAACACCCAGCGTGATGTAGATGCAGGTCTTACTACCCTACAAAATGATCCAGGCACTAATAGGACTTCTCTGTCAGCCTTGCAGACTGTAGCCGATAGCGAGTATGGGGCAATCTATGTTGATGCTTCTGGCAACTTTGTATTTCAAGATAGAGCGGTAACGGTTGGATCTATTGGCGGCACGCCCACAGTGTTTACTGATAATGGTGCTGGTATTAAATATGCCAATGCTACTTGGGTGCTAAATGACTATTTAGTATTTAACTCTGCAAGCATTACTAGATCAGGCGGCAGCGCTCAACTAGCCATTAATCAGCCTTCTATTGACAAATACTTTATACACTCTTACACCCTGACAGACCTACTTATGCAGACCGATGCCGTGGCGCTTGATTATGCTAGGGCTTATGTGGCTTCTAGAGCCGAGACTACTATCAGATGTGATGCTATTGAATTAGACCTTTATACTAATGACTACACTGCAGGCACTATTGCAGCCCTAAGCCTAGATTTTTTTGATCCCATCACAGTAATCACTACTCAGCCAGGTGGATCTACCCTAGACAAGACCCTACAGATTTTCGGAGTAGCCTTTAACATTACCCCGAATAGCTTCAAAACTACCTTTACAACACTAGAACCTGTCATAGATGGGTTTATAATAGGCAACGTAGATTACGGTGTCTTAGATCAAAACGTATTATCTTATTAAGGAGATATAATGGCCACAGGATTTCCAGCAGTAACCGGTGATGTACTTACATCAGGTATGTTTAACGGACTTACATCATTCACAGTAGGCACTGCTAACACAGCAGATTATACAGCTGTATCTGCAGATCAATATCAAGTATTAGAGTTAATGAATAAGGCAACTGCTATTGCGTTTAAGATTCCTACTAACGCATCTGTTGCATTCCCAATAGGCACAGCACTTACAGTATTAAATATCGGTGCAGGCACTTGCACAATTAGCGCAGTTACCCCTGGTACTACAACAGTATTATCAGCTGGTGCTACTGCAGCATCTCCAACGATTGCACAATATAAATCAGCAGTGTGTTTGAAAACTGGCACAGATGCTTGGTATGTAGTAGGAGCTATTGCATAATGATTGGAAACATAGTTGCAGGAATACAAGGTGCTCCTAGTACAGCTCCAGTAGTAACTGGTGGAACACTTTATAGTGATGCAACTTATTATTACAGAGTTTTTACTGCTACAGGAAATTTAGTTGTATCTAATGGCACATTATCTGCCAATTTATTTACTGTAGCAGGTGGTGGTGGCGGTGGAGGAACTGGTGGAGCAGGTGGCGCTGGTGGTATTTTAGGATATACAACTCAATCTTTATTGGGTACTTATACATGCACCGTTGGTAGTGGTGGCGCAGCAGGTGCGTATAACACACAAGGTACTAATGGAACATCATCACAATTTGGTGCACTAACTGCTACAGATGGTGGTGGCGGCGGAGGATCTTATTATTCTAAAAATGGTAAAAATGGTGGCTCTGGTGGTGGCGCAGGAAACGATGGAACTACTGGCACAGTAGGTACTGCAACATCTGGCCAAGGAAATAATGGTGGAACTGCATCATCTGGCGGCGGCGGTGGTGGAGGCGGAGCAAATAATGTTGGTGGTAATGGATCGGGCTCAATTGGCGGCGGCGGCGGTGGTGGAGTTAATACTTACACTAATGCAACTTGGATTGCTGATGCTTTAACTGCAGCAAGTTTAGGTATTAATGGAAAAATTGCAGGTGGTGGTGGCGGTGGCGCAGGAACTGGCGGTACTGCGGGAACATCAACCGATGGTGGTGGCGGTAATGGTGGAGCAAATAGCAATACCGGTTCAGCAGCAACAGCAAATACTGGTGGCGGCGGCGGCGGAGGCGGTCAATCAGGTGCGGGCGCGGCCGGCGGTAATGGTGGATCAGGTGTAATTGTTATTCGTTATTTGAAATCGGCGGTTTAATATGTCACATTTTGCAGAGGTTGATTTAGATAATAAAGTAATAAGAGTTTTAGTTTGTGATAACAATGATCCAGCAGGTGATGAAGGTTATCAATGGTTAATAGATAATCTTGGAGGTACTTGGATTAAAACATCATATAACGGCAACATCAGAGGTAACTTTGCAGGCACAGATATGGTTTATCTACCGTTAGAAGATATTTTTATACAACCTAAGTGCCACGATGAAGCAATACTAAATGCTAAAGCTGCTAAATGGGAATGCACAAATGAGGTTCACCTTGTCAAGCCCCTGGATTAGTAAAGCAGCTGAGAGTTTAAGAGATGCCGTTACTACCTGGTATCCAGATCGGCGCACTACCAGTGATGGGTGGATTGGCGATGCTCGTCACAGTGCCAGAAAATCTGATCATAATCCAGACAGCACCGGATGTGTGCGAGCCATTGATATTGATTCTCGCTTGGATTCATCCGAAGGGCTCTCAGTATATCTGGCTGACCAAATCAGAATCTGTGCGAAAACCGATAAGCGTATATCGTACGTAATCCATAACGGAATGATTGCAAGCAAGATCCTTAATTTTAGGTGGCGTAAGTATTCAGGATATAACAAACACACAAAGCACATACACATCAGTTTTACAAAGGCAGGCGATACCGACGGAAGACCGTTTGATATCCCATTACTAGGAGGCAAAATATGAAAATCAGTAAGAAACAAAAAGCAGTACTAAAGTCTTACGCACGTGGCGTATTAGTATCCTTCTTAACATTCTTGGCTAGTAATGAATTAGGTTTAGATCCTGCCGTGTCTGTAATTGTTGCAGCGCTTGCAGGTCCAGCAGCTAGGGCTCTAGATAAATCCGACAGTGCTTATGGCATCGGTGCTAATGACTTATGACTCCGGCAGAATGGGCCGCCTTTGGCGCTGGCGGTTGCGCCGTGCTGAGCGCCGTGATAGTAGGACTACGATTTTTAGTTAAAGGCTGGCTTAACGAGTTACGTCCTAATGGTGGATCTAGTATGAAGGATCAATTAACAAGACTAGAAAAGCGTGTCGATGATCTGTTTATTTTAATTAGTAAGTCATAATTTTAATATGGCTACTAAACGCAAACCAAAGAAGAAGGTTGCACGTAGGCGCAGGACCACTAAAGAGCCTGTACTTACAAAGTTAGATTTCTGGGCAATAGCAGCTAATGAGGTTTATATGGCTTGCCGTAAGTCAGGAATGGATGAAGGCACAGCTCTAGCCTTTGCTATGGATAGGTCAAGTTATCCAGACTGGATTGTAGATACTAAAGATCCTATTAAGAATCCACTTGACGATTTTGAAGAGGATGAAGATTAAGCGTTACCTTGTTATATCGGATCTACAGATCCCATTCCATCACGAGGCAGCTGTAAAGAATGTAATTAAGTTAGCACGTAGGGAGAAGTTTGATTCTGTACTGGTGGTCGGGGATGAAATTGATTTTAATACAATTAGCAAATGGGCCGAGGGCACACCTTTGGCTTATAAGCAAACCATTCACGATGACCGTGAACTTACTAAATCGATATTGTGGGATCTCAGTGAGTACAGCAAAGAGTGTCATATTATCCGCAGTAATCATACTGATCGTCTTTATAATACTTTACTGAAAGTACCTGGATTAATCAGCTTGCCAGAGTTGCAGTACCCAAAGTTTATGGGCTTTGCCGATATGGGTATGACATACCACAAAGAAGCCTATGAGTTTGAGCCAGGGTGGATGTTAGCCCACGGCGATGAAGGCAATATGTCTCAGCACGCTGGTATTACAGCCCTTAACTTGGCTAAGAAGTGGGGTAAATCAGTATTGTGTGGCCACACCCACAGACTAGGTATGAGTGCCTATGCAGAGGGCGTAGGAAGCCATTACAGAGCCTTATATGGGGTAGAGGTAGGTAATCTAATGGATAGGAAAAAAGCCTCTTATTTACGCTATGGAAGCGCGAATTGGCAGATGGGTATTGCTATACTAGAAGCCGTAGGAAAGACACTAACACCCACGTTAGTGCCAATTAATAAGGATGGCTCATTTACAGCTCTAGGGCGGTATTACGGGTAACATCGTTACCTAAACGTTATACAAACTACGCCCTAAATCATCCACAAAGTCATACACAAGTGCAACACTATTGCTATGCCACAAAGTATGTGAGCATAGATAGGGCTATATGTTAAAAGAAATAGAACTATATTACACAGTAAATACGCTGGTAAAACTAGCTAAAGATCAATGGGGCGATAATGCTCCTGAGTATTTAGCAGGTGCACTGGAAAGCGTTATTACTTACAAGCAAATGAAGACTTTAATTGATCACCTTAAATCTGAGGTAAAAATATGACACTACAAGAAGCTGGCCTGTTATGGGTTGCAATTATGGTTGCAAGCATCTGGGCTTACGGTGTATTACAAAATGCAAAGCAAACACACTACTGGCGCGGCCGTAAAGATGGCTTCGATATGCACCGCCGGATGATTCAGAATAAAACTGATGCCGACATCAACTGAGAAGCTGTTTAATAATGCCACAGCACTTGTCCATGAACGTGGGGTCGTCTATGGTCACGCAATCTATAACATGGAACGAATTGCAAAGACAGTTAGTGCATACATTGACTATCCGATCATGCCTCATGACATTCCAATTATCAATGTTTTACAAAAGATCTCACGGTTGGCAGAATCTCCTGGACACGAAGACAGTATCGTGGACATCTGTGCATACATGGCAATATACAAGATGTGTATCGAAGCCGAAAAAGATAATGAGTTTGAATGGAGAGTTGGTGAGTAATGGCATTTAA